TTTCTAAGACTAAGTAATTTGTTGCCATCAATAAGAGTAAGGCCATAACCAATGAACTCGTTACCAAACTCTTGTCTAAATTGAAGTGCACTAGTATTTTGAATTGTTTCTTGCTTCCACGCCTCGTCTCTACCTGGGACGTCCCACCAATCAACTCGAAAATTGTTATATGAATTTACTTCCTGAACTGACCCTTCCCATAACTTGTGGAATGAATTGCCAAGACCGTTTGCGGTTGAGGTAATAATAACTCTAGAAGTTTTTCCCGAGGTTATTACAGGGTAGGTTGAAGTGTAGAATTGAACATCATTTTCAACAAAGGCAAACTCGTCAAGATACAAAAGCGAAATAGATAAACCACGAATAGAACTTCCACTTGTAGCGGCGGCAACTATACGAGAATTATTATCGAATTCAATTGAACCTTTGTTTAACGCTTTACACCCAGGTTGTAAAAAGAAAGGTACATTTTCTAACATTAGAGTAATACGAGAAAGCATCTCTCTCGAAGTAGCACCTTTGTTTGCCAATATAGCAACTACCTTTGTTGCATGGAACAAAACATACCAAAGCAAATACGCGCAAGACGAAATGGACTTACCTGACTGTCTACATGCCAGAACAATGGAAAATCTGTTTGAATTAAAATGATCAAACATATCTTCTTGGTAATCATATAAATCGAAATCGACGAGACCTCTATCTAGATGAATTACTTTAAGATAGTTTCGTGCAAAATATGCAGGGTCTGCCATACATTTCTTGTATTCAACAACCTGATGCTCTGTAAACTGTGTTACAACCCCTGCGCGCTTTACCTGTGAGTTGCCAAGATATGTTTGTTCAGACGCTGGTGTTACTTGGGTCTTTTGGTTTATGCTCAAGAGCTTCTCCATCATTAATTTGTTTTAACGCCTGTTGTAAATCCGCGGTGCTGCCAATAAACAAATTATTTGTTGTGGTGCCGTTCGGTGCATCCAAGCCAGGCTGTGAAACTTTTGTATCTATGTCTTTCTTCTTCTTTTGCAGTTCAATTAATTTTTCCGCCACTTCTGAATTTTGCTTCATAAGTGTACCCAACACTTCAAACGCTCGAGGGTGTTCAAGATTTTTCGCAAGTTCCATCATTAGATCAATTGCTTCTGCACCTTTTTCTGCTAATTCATAATATTGCTTTCGGGCAAATTCATAATCATCACGTAAATCTTTTTCATCAATAGCCATTATTTATTACCAATTTTCAGTTACACTTGTTAGCACATCGGTAACAACGGTGTTTTGGATTGTTATAGTTTCTCCTGCCACGAAAAGTTCACTTGGAGAAGAAACCAGCAAAGTATTACTATTTATTTGTGTTATTTGACCCACACTTGCAGTTGTGGTCCCAACAATAATATCACCTACATTAAACAAAGAAACAGTGCTAACTGCAAGTGAGATTGTTTCTGGTACATTACCAAGGTTGGTCTTAACGTTTACAGTATGTTCTTCATCAGGTCCGGTAAGAAAAGGGTTTAACATAACGATTTGTTTTTCAAATACCTGATTTGAGGTTGAATCGATAAAGTCCGTTACGGTCTTTCGGATAACTGCGCCGTTACTAACTTCTCCATAAAATCTTACCCTTGTCTCGAAGTCGAGAGTATACACAATAGTTCGTCTGGTATTGAAATCACCTTCATAATCGTCGGCTATTCCTACTCCATTCAATACAAATGGCATATCAGTTTTTATGCTGTCGTTAACCTGTTTAACCGTGACCGTATAGTCTGGTTGAAAAAACGGCAAAATCTGTTCGATGATTTGTAAAGCATCGTCTTGATTCTTGGACATTATATTTAATTGAATTCCCATTCTATAACCAACAGGTCCCAGTATTCTTTTCTTGGTGTATGTTGAAGAAGATGTATTTGTCAGAGTCTGTTTGGTCCCTTTCTGCATTTTGGTGTTTGGGTCATAACTTAAGCTAGTCAACTCAAAAGACATGCGAGGCAATTTGATCGCAATTTTAGGATCGTTTAAATCCGCCTGTTGATCAATTCGAGCAAGAAACTTCTTTTTAGGTCCGTACGATAAAGGTACTTTTGTTATATTTTTAACTGTGCCTGCGTTGTCAGTTCGTAGTATAGTAATGTCATTGAATAAAGTACCGAACACCGCTACTGATCTTCTTATAGTCTCATGATAAAAATGTATTCCGTTAAACATTATAAAGTACCTTCAGAGAATGGATTGCTTTCTGTAAAATCAATTATTTCATTGGCCTCAGTTTCAAAGTCGAAGTTTTGTGAGTCCTCTGTATTTGGAAAAACACTACCAACTGTAGAAGTAGAAATATCAAACACTTCTGTTATGTTGGCCGTTGCGCCAGATACTGAACCTAAAATCATATTTGCGTTGACTTCTCCAGTTATGAATGAATGAAAGAGACCATCATTTGTTTCAATGTCTATTACTTGCATAACCGCTTCTGGATGATTGATATTGACTACTTCTGCTTTTATGTTAATAAGAGGTTCGTCTTGAATAATCTGTGTTATAGTTTCGCCTTGTATGAATGTACCGGTAATCAGACCTAATTGGAATCTAGTAGTATAAGCATTAACTTCGATTGCATCTATTTCTGCTACACCGGTATTAAAGTCTTCATCATTCATTTCGAATAGTCGTGCCTGCATCTTATATACAGGAAGATTCGATAGTTGATAAAAAGGCATTTCATGTTCAACAAACGATATCTCGAAGAAACTGTTAGACATAGGCAAATAAATAAGGTCGCCTTCATTAGGTCTATTTTGAAATTCATCATTTTCAAAAGATCCAACCATCTGTTCCCATCTACGTTTAGCAACTATAAAGGTCGCTTCGTCTCTAATTTCAAGGCCAAATTTAGACATAAGATTGCCTTCACCTTCAAAGCCTTCGTTGCCTTCGATATAAACTTCGATCATGTATGCATCATCGAATTGAGACTCTACATCTTCATTTAATATAGAATCTCGGGTAACAATATTACGAGGAAGGTAGTAAATATCTTGTCCAGCCCACTTAACAGATTCGATGATTAAATCCTCAAAAAGAATCTGTTCAGAACGAACCTTGGTTGATAAGTATAAATTAGTTGGCATTTGAACCTGCTTTGTATTTAGTTGTGGTTTCTATAAAGTATGTGTTAACCAATGAAAAAATCTAAAGGAGCCTCCCAGTTAATTTGCATATCAGTTTCTAGTTTTTCAACCTCAGCATTCGCTTCTTCCCACATTATCTGTCCGTTCATAGTAACACCACCTGGGAGAAGCATGCCTTCAAATTTCTTCAAATTTGTTCCCCATTGGCGCTTAATTAATGCTGTTATGTAACGTTTCAGAAACATATCATTATAGACTGAAACGTAAGTTTCTGGGTTAATTATAACAGATGCATCTAATATGATCCAATCATTTTCCTTTATGTCAGTACCCCACTGAATGTAAAGGTGTAACTTATTCTGGTGACGACTAAATCGTACTTGACTTGAAGTATTGAACATATCACGAGCTTGAGTTAATTGCCCTTGCATTTGAGAATAATATGCCATGCCTTGAAATCCACCCGATCTTAAATCGTAGACGTCATTATACGCCATTTGATAATCGATATTAAAGATGCCGCCGCCGCTTCCAGCGCCAGATGTGTTGAGTGGAACAATTCTAGTAATAACTGATATGTCTGAAGGCAGGGTTACAAATTCATTAGAGATGTCTGCCGCGGTAATTTGTATTTTGTAGTATGAATTTAAAATAGCGTCTGAATGATACATCTGATAAAATTCAATACCTTCGTCTACTCGGTCAGAAACTTGATCATCATCTACATTGATCTCAAGCACTGGCGCGCCTAATTGTCTTAGACAATAATCAATAAGCTCGTTTCGTGTTGTGACTACCATTTCAGTACCTGTATATTTCTGTTTATGTTATTTATAACTTTATATTATTTAATATACCAAACAAGTTGAAGGCCTAATCCGTCATAACCGTTACGGTCTTTTCCTAACACGCAACTATGATGAGTCAACTGTCCGTTGATTGCAATAGCTTTATTACTTGACAACCAAAAATTTTGATTAATGCCTAGGTTTGATGTACCGTGTTCATCTGTGCTTCCTGAGACGCACTGAGGAGATATCTTTTTAGTATAATCAATTCCAATAAAAACATATGTATGGTTAAAATACGTTCCATTATCAAATATACTATCGGCGTGTGCAGGTTTAATAATTGAGGAAAGAATCCATAGTACTCCAGCAATTATTATAATAGTACCGATACCCAATGCGGCTGATGCCACGGCTCCTTTTCCTTCATTTGCCCGCCATGAAGCAAATGAAGCCTTTTTTATAATAAAAATGTAAACGCTATATGCAATAACTAAAAGCAGTATAAGTGCTAAAAATGATAATGCCTGGGTCATAAAAGAAATCATAATCTTAAGTCCTTTGTTATAATAGATCAAGCAATTCTTGCTCGGTTGTTGTGGAATCTATATCAATTTGCATTTTGTCGTCATTGTCTCGAATAACTTTTCTATCGGATTCTGCTTGTGTTGCGTCTTGGCTCGGTATCTGCTTCATTATGATTGCATCATGTGGTGCAAAGTCCTTCTCTCGTTTTGCTCTGCGTAACTCATGTGCAACCTCCTTCGCTAAAGGTAAATCAGTTACCACCGCGTCACCTACAATTCTCCACGCACCACGAAAGACCTTATCAGGGACTGACACAACTTCAAGCCATGTTGCACCTTCAGGTATTGAGGACTGCTTTGAGCAAATCGCAACGGTGTTATCTTCTTGTTGATATGCGTACATTAATGCTTCCTCAAATAGTTAATAGCCTT